TTCCACAATCGGCAATTCCAAGAACTTGTTTCCAGTGCCTGGTGCAGACCATTGTACGGGTTTGCCTTTTGATGTGGGGTCTTTCATATCGTGTACCGCTTTCGCATATTCGACATCAGGATAGCCTATCATAAACTCGCATCGGCTTCCTCCATTTGATATCTCCTGCAAGCGGTAATCATTCCTTAGATTGCCCAACCCTGCATTCGCATAGTTCTTGTATTTCGGAAGCCCTCTTTTTGATCGAGGAGTGCGTGATTTTATCGGCCCTTCTATGGTCAATTGCAACGCCTCGCCTAATGCCCTTTCACGTATGTTACCCCACTCGGTCTTGAGGATATCCATAGCACGCGTGAAGTCCTCTAGGTCATCTATGGGAACGTTATATGAGGTCATATATTGAACCTCATATATGCATCAAGTTCACGCATGGAAGACATATCAACCTGGGTATTTGAATATAAAGCCCTTATTACCTTTAAACATGATTGTTGAATAGAATATGATATGTTGTTCATTCCAGAAGTATATTCTACTTCTATTTTCTTGATATTGTCAGAATAATTTACTAACTTACATATGCCCAAAGAGTGTATCAATACGTATTCTGAATCCTCTAAAACAGTAACAACATCATCATAATCTGTTACCTTGACCGAAGTAATACTTATTACGGGTGTTTTAAGCTGCACAGACGCTATTCCAGTACTTATTGTAACAAATTTACGTGGAGATACAATATTATGAATATAGTCCTCTATCATTGTGCGTGCAACAGTAATGTAATACCCTATTGTTGCAACATTCGCATCATATGATTCTTCTACTTTTAGATCATTTTTGACCATATCCTCTGTGACTGGTTCTATGATGGTCTGATTAGCGACATCCACCGTATACGTGTCAAAAAACACACTCATAAATGCATATGGCAATGTCCATATATAAATTATAATTAAGATGTTTTTATTTTAGTAGTATCCTCAACCTCTGTCAGGACATCTTCCATTTCTGGATTGATGATATTAAGAGGTTTAGGATGTTTTACGTTCATTCTGCAAGCCTGGGTTCGCCGAGTATAATGACGAACGTATTACCGGTACCTGTCACTGATGCTTTGATATATTGTTTGTTTCCAATATATCCTGCAATATTGTATGCAGATGCCGCTATTGCAGTATCTCCGGTAATATCGCCCGCATCAACCGCAGTGAACGTACCATCTGACGTATCGCATTCGGTCAATGACAATACCCCTGTTGCCGCTCCTGTACAGACAATAGACACAGTACCGTACCCGTTGGTGTCTATAGCTCCTGCGCCACCCGTTGCAATAATGTCTATCGCTATGCTTGTTCTAGCCATGTTCAGACCTCCATCTTAAGTGCGACAAGTGAAGATGGTACAACAACCTGTCCGCCCATCCTCTGCCTGAATCTGACAATGTAATTACCATTGTCTGCATCGGTATATTCATCCATCTGGTATTTCAGGTCTGATCCTCTGACCGCTTTATACGCCGAGTACATATCTCCGAATATCAATGGTTTTGCCGCAGATGCTATAGCTGGTGCATCAGGCAATTCGATATATTCATACCCATAGAATGTAGGCGGTAATCCTGCACCAGGTGATGGTTGCAGATAATAATTGTCAGCACCTTTAAGTTTTGCAAAAGCTACATATGTTCCAATATTTCCATAGAATCTTGCTCTTGCGCGAACTCCCTTTTTGACGGCTCCGAGCATATCCAATGCCGCATCGAAAGAAACCGCAGAAGCACTTCCTGATTTCTTGGTCGCGATCAATGATTCTACGAACACACCCTTAGGTTTGTTGAATCCATTACCGCTGACCATCGCTAGACCACTGTCATATCCAATCTGATCATTGATCTGATTAATAAAGTACTGCTCCATGTTTATGATGCTATTCTCCATCATCCTATTGGTTATCTTTACTTTTGCGATGATCTCATTTACGGGTATTTTAGCCATTCCGAGCGTTCCGCTGTCGTCTGTATTCCTACTTTCTGTTTCGCCAACCCAATGTGATGTGCCTCTGGTGTTCTCAACCGGAAGTTCCGTAAGATCTCCAGTGGTGTTAATGACCTCAACATAGTTCATTATGGGATTATCGTCATAAAATTTTTTTTCAACCCTTGCCACAAAATCAGGTACTGCCAAATATCCACCAGTTACCGGATTGGATATTGACGCGCCTCTCTTGAGGATGTGGTCTATCATAGCCCTCGTATCTGGGGTCACAGTACCGCGCGCACCGGATTCAGATGTAGGTGCATATTTGGCTTGCGCTAGCCTGACCTCATCCAAAGATTTGACTATCTCCTTTGTTCTTTTTTCCAGATCTTCAACAGTCCCTCTAATAGATCTGAAAGATTCGCCCATGTCTTGGCGTTCCTTCAAAGCGGACTGTAGGTCTCTAGTAACCTGTTTAAATTCCTCGGTTGCACTCATTGCCATCTTTACAAACTCCTTACCATTTCAAGCATTTCTTTTGCCCTGTTGACATCCTCTTCATCGACTACTTCCCCATCATCCTCGCTTTCTGTTCCTTCATCTTGACTAGGCGCACCTTCTATTATTTGGTTTATGGCCTCTTCAAGTTTAGAGATAAGCTCAGATTTCTCATCGTCAGTCAGACGTTTTACGATATCAATATTCAATATTCTTTTACGCACATCAGGTCTCATACGTTTACCCTCGCTTCGTATATAGGCATGGGCCAAAGGATTAGCTGGGAAAGAAACGAACGAACCTTCCATCAATTCTACATCCGTGAAATGTTCTATGCCCTCCTTATCAAAAAAGGACTTAATAGGTCTGAAACCTATGGAAAGCCCATCTATGTCCCCCCTGGCCAATAAGGCCGCAGCCTCGCGACCCCTCTGCACATCTGTATTAAAAGACCCTTCGATAGCAAGGCTGGCCTTTGTATCAGTGACGTTGAATTGACCGATAGGTTCAAAATAATCATGCTGATAGAACAACGTGTATTTCGTACCTCTCTCAGTAATGGAACGATCGAAACATCCCTTATCGCAGACTGTTCCATATGAATCTACCACATCATATGCTGATAGTACACCCTGCAAGCCGTTTTTAACTGCATCGGCACTTGCGCGAATTTTCAAAAACAACTCGCCCTTGAGGTCTTTCATACGAAACACATCGAATTACAATTATATAAATAAAGTTAATCTGCATAACTATATGTACAGAAACAACGGCAATTGACAATATTGCCTGCATGTGCGTTAGAACTCATATCTAAAGGATATTTCATCCTATCAGTACCTACGCGTATATCCATGCCCATTTTACGTATATAGTAAGGAACCTCAAAATTCATTTCATACGGGACAGTTACTCCGTCCATTTCCCTGTGCGCTATTCTGACCGCAGTATCTGATATTGTATTCCAGGTCTTTTGTTTTCTGCGTCCGGTATCATACGTCTTGACGGTAAGGTCTGCGGTGGCTGTAGATGCCGCTGCTGTCTCGGTACGTGCAATGATATATGCGCGATATGTCTGTTGTGCCCTCCAGTATTTATCTATCTGTGCCTTGAACTCGGCAGATGTAGCAGAATTAGACATAAGCTTACGTATGTCCTCCAATGCCGTCTCTGTTATCTGTGTTATATGTATTCCAGCAATTTGTTGAATGTATTTCAGATATATGTCTGACATATCGGAACGATCTACCATTGACGATACAAGTGGTTCCATTTCAAGCCCTACAGACACATATGTATTCTCCAGTATACGTTTGATGTATGCATCCTGTGAATGCGCTGCCTGATATACCTGGCCCTCATCAGGCAATACATTAAACTCCTTCAATGTACGTCCTATACGCCCGAAAACCCTTTTCATATGATAATTGACAGATCGTTCATTTCTGAAGCGTATTACCTCTATCTGCTGACCTACCGCCGCAGACTGTGCAGGTGTCAATTGTCGCACATTGAATATGGACATCATGCCTTTCATGTCTCATCGTCTCCTTCCGGTGATCCCTCTGTCATTTCTCCTATGGGTACCTGACCCATCGGCATGAGTATCATATCCGCTTCTGGAACATCCTTTAGTATTGGATATCCCAATGCAGCTCTGCGCTCATTTATCGTGAGGAAATACGCACCCGTCAATGCTGCTATCTGTCCCGACTTATCACCCTTAAGCGCATCCATTATTCCTTTATCGTAGGATACATGATACTTACCATCTTTATCAGATGTGCGCAATAATTGTGTCAATGCGGACACAAGGTCTACCATCATCGGTTCGATAGTATGTGAAATAAAAGAGGTTGTTGCCTCCTGATAATTACTGTAGGTCTTATTGGATGAATCCCCCAGCATTTCAGAGGGCATACCCATGCCCAATGCTATCTCCTTACCAGATAATGTCATACCCTGAACGTAATCCATATCTATTGCAGTCATCCCCATTGGAGAAGAGGTCTTGCCGCCATCTAATACAAGTATACGCCCTGCATTGGCAACCCCTGCCATTGATGCCTGGAAACGTCCCTTGAATCTATTGTATTCTTCCTCCGTTAAACTCTCTTTTATATTGATCGTCAATGGAGGTTTACATCCATTATCCATCATCGAATTATTCCACTGTCTCGCAGATGTTTGCTGTGATATACTCAATGCTATCGTCGATAACGGAGACGTGCCCAGAACAGGGTCTGATGATATAGCTGTGTGCACATGACATATGTCCTCTATCGATACTGCTTTTGTTCCCATACCTGTGTTTATTTTCCACTGTTTAACTGGATAATATATGTCATTGCTCGCATCATATTGTATATGATCCGGCGGTATTATCCACAATTCCTTGACCTCAAAAACGCCTGCCATACGTTCGATGTAAGCATTACCATTAAGTTTATAGGATGCTGCATAATCGCGTATGAATTTAGACTGTGTCGATGTAGGATTTGGATTCCTCAATATCATCTGCCAAGGATGCGTTTCAACGACATTATCGGCATCGTCCTCCACCGTCAACGGTATTGATGATAATGTAGACCCGATAATATCAATTGCACGAAAAACATATGGGTTTGCCTTTAATCCATCCATCAATTGCGCAGGATAACTATCCATTTTTCCATTATTCCGACCCAATAGAGAGTCTATGAATCCTGAACCTGCTGATGCAGTTTCAACAATAGCCTGACGTTTGAATAATTTCATAAGTTGTAATCACATCGTATATATTTAAATAAACCAAACATTTAGTGATGCCTTATTTTGGGTCAACTCCGTGTATGCACCTGATGATGCATCCACCTGGTCATCATGTCTACCTAAGGGGAAGGCACATAATTCATCCAAATATTCGTTATTCCATGCACCACTCAACATATCTACATCCCCACGCTCGCATGCGGCCGCAAACGGTGACGCACGTAATGTTTTATCCCCTGATGGAGACCTAGACACATAGTCATATCCGCGAAAAATAGTTCTAGCATAATTATATGTCAATACCTTGCCTGCCGCACCAGGTTGCTCCTCATCACGTATCTTTACATTACTGCCGTCAGACATAGCGGTATCATATTGCAGACGTTCCCCCTCTTCAGGGGTTCCCTGTATCCTACAGACATCCTCAATGCAAACACGGTTTGTTGTCTCATTGTAGGCCATAAGAACCCCTACCAACCAATCAGGATCGTTACCCTTTCTAATGTCTTTGGCGGTGGCAGCAATATCCCAAAATCTGACGCGAGGACAGCTTGAAGGATATGCACTATCAACCACCTTCATCCATCCCCGCTTAAATATAGAACCATCAAGATTACCCAGGAATTCGCATTCATATTCTTGTCCATACATCCTTGTTCCTTTTTGTCGCAATTCGGACAAAAGGAATTCCGCTTTATCAGGTGTCTGCATTCTGGGATTATTGGACACCTTGACCTCATATTTTTTCCAGGCCTCGTCTTTATAGTATCCGTAATATTTTCCGTTCTTTCCGCGAGGCGTGGATAACACTATCATCTGACCGTTGGTTGTCAATAGCATAG